ATCAGCCACCTGTACAGGCCCAACTTGACACAAGAACGGCGATTTTCTGGCCAGAGCTAAATGATCAGGGCGAATAAACACAGGCTCCGCTTCTGGCTCGGGTCTGGTGTAGAGGGCGCGGCGTTTGTATTCTGGGTACATTCCAGCGTCATCGAATACGTCCTTGGCTACATCAATCCACGCAGTGCTGGTTGATCCTTCAGCCATTGCTATCTGGTACACAGGCTCCGCTTCTTTACTCATCATCCTCTCCTATTTCATGCTTTCTTTCCGCTTGCCGGAACCCTTCAACAAACGCGGCTAAATAAGTGTTCTCAAATGTGAGACCGCTGTAATAAATATCCTCAATCTCCTCCTCCGCCATCGGCTTTCTAATGGCTGGCTCGGGTCTGGTTTTTTGAATTGGCCATCCACAGTTCCAACAAACTTTCTTGCGGATAAACTTCGGCTTCCTCTCTTCCTCGGCGGCGAGGAAAGTGCGGATGTCCAAGAACACATCGTGCCAACGCAACATAATGTCATTATGGTATTGGGCTTCTTCCACCAAAGCCTCAAGCGCCCGTCTCAGCAGTTCTCTTTCTTTGGTCATAACTTCCACCCCATAATCTTTATCATGTCTTGAACTATGTCTTTCTTTGATTGTCGGCATTGAAATAATGCCTCTGCCGGAACTCCTAATTCAAAAGCTCTTGCCGCTTGTTTTAATGTTAATTTTCTTCGCCCATGTATGAAGTCACAGTAATGAGGGGGGGCAATTCCAAGAAGCATTGCCCATTGCCATTTTTTAAAGCCATACTGATCTCTTCTAAATTCAATGGCGTCAATGATTGACGGCAAATTTTCTTCGCTCATTCCATCCCCCTGCCAATCTCAGCGGCGGCTCTCACGATGGCTCTACGGGTTGCGGCGTAGGGGTCGTCACTAAATCTGCATTCTTCAGGAGTCCCGTCCGCGTAAACCAGCTCTTGTTCGGGCATAAACAAAAGATCAATACTCAACTTCACCGCAAGGCGCAGAGCGTGGTCATCCCTGACCAGAGGATTAAAAGCCTCGCCATCATCTTCTAGGTACACTAACCAGCCTTTATCCAATTCAATCCCCGCCGCTTTCGCCGCGAGTTCTAGGAGTTCTTTGTTATCCATTATCCTTCTCCCGTTCAGCGAGCATGGCATCTGCCAAGCTGTAAGACAGCTCCGCTACTTCTCTATAGCTCACAGCCTCTCCCCGCGTAGCGCAACCTGTTAAAGCACCTTGCATCGCCTTGGCCGCGAAGTAATCGCGGAGTGTCATGCCTTCGTTATTCCCTTCCAACATGCCGTTAGTTAATCGGTGCGGTTGCTTCGGAAACGCCGGGCCTCCATTGTTCTTACTCATCTCTTTCTCCTATGGGTTTTCTAAAGACCAAATATCCTGAGCGAACAACTCAGTCCATCCGTTTTTAATCAGTTCTTTACCGCCAAAATATGCGTAAGACTTGTATTTTTTATGTAGGTATTTCTCCAACACCATGGCGTCATGCCCGTTAACAAATTCTAGACAGTCAATGACTGTGATCGTGGTATTTTTAACTAGACGCATTTCTTTAATGCGCTCATTCACCTTGCGGTTAGTAATACCTACTTTATAGACTGCTTGCGCTAAAATAGGGCTATCAATCTTGAGGAAGTAGACGGTGCCGGGAAAATCTGGGTTAAACCCCCCATAGGCGCGGTCCATGTGCGCGCATACCGCATCCATCAATCCGTAATAAAGAGCTTGCGCATACGCAGACTGCTGTTCTCGGTAGAATTCAGCGCGGGTAGTGTATTTTTGCGCTTCCTCTAGTAGTTTTTCCAAGGTCCATTTTCTGTTTCCAGTGCCCGTTTGTTTACCTCCCATGTGCATACAGCATTCAGAAAGCAGCGCTCTACGCCGCGCAACTTGATACGCAGCATTATCATTTTTTTGGAAGTCTTTTCTAGATTCATAAGAAGCGGCTATGGCAAATAGCTCTTGATCGGTCCAATTCTTTCTCTCCGCCGTCATGTGTACACAAAGCTCGTCGAGCAAACCTCTTCGCCACGCCGCTGTATAGGCATTTCTAGAACCTTTTTGGAAAGCGGTACGAGTTTTGTACCGCCGCGCTTCTTTAGCTAATTCTTCTATTGTCCAAGTCATGGCTTACCCATGTGCCAAAGATCATCAATCACGCTACGCAACTGCATCCCTGTCCATCGTTTCCACTCGTCCCTGTCCGACCCATCAAGGGCCACCTCCAATCCTTCGAGTACCTGTGCCTTATCCTGCGCTCGATAGCCATTCTCCATGAGATACGTCACCTCCTCGGTGATGATCTGAATGTCCTCGTCCCTGAACGGACGACCTTTGAACTTATTCTTGTTCATCACTTCCCCTTGTATACGTATTCCAAACACTTCGCGCCCAGTCCGTCCGGGCGGGTCATCGTGCATTCCCAGTGCTTGGCATCGAGCACCACCGTAGGGGGAAGACTATAGATCCAAAGCAACCACAAGGCCCCGCCAAACACAGTTACCCAGAGCGGCCACGTACCACAAACAAACTCACCAAAGTTAGCAATCTTCTTCATATCAATCTCCTAGCAACCTGCGAGGTAAGCCCACGCAACAAACATAAGGACAAGCATAGCCACCCAATCCGACTCACTCATTAGGCAATCCTCCAGACGCCTACATCACCGTGGTTGATCTCACGAACTACGAACTTCTTGCTCTTAGCTGACGCATCCTTGCATCTTTTGTACGCATACACCGCAGCCTTGATAGAGCCAATCCCCTTGGGTGGAAGATCCTCAACAGGAACGATGAAGCACTCTCCAACGTGCAGTTCCGTTATGGGGTACTTACGCGTACGATCAGCTCGTGTGCTAGTGGGAACAGGGATATCGGTATAGATTTTGATAGTCATATTCATCTCCTAGTAAAAACTTAACAGTTGCTTAAGCATGGGGGATTCGAACAGCACATGCTGTTATCTCCTCGGTAGGGCTCGGGCGCATCGTAGATCGGTAGAACAGGAGGCAGTCGGTCTTCTCCCTGCATATCAATCACGGTGGTCCCTCTCGGGCTGATAATGCTGTAGCCAGTAGCATTACGTTCAATGACGGTCGTTCCGCCACCATTCAGGTTAGTGATCGTGTAGCCATTGCTTGTCGGCTCGACACTGGTCATTCCATACGGACCCCAGACAATCGTTGAATAGCAAGGCATCGTGACCACCAGAAAATACAAAGACCAGAGTAGTCGCTTCATGTCAGTTCAATCCTCATCGTGCATCTATCGGTTTCTCGATCAATCAAAGTTGCTGTGTAGCTCCCTCGATAGGGTTCAGTGACTTCCTTGTCTTTCTCTATTTGCTTATACCGGGCACAGTGCTCTCGTCCTGTGCACCCCTCACCTTGGCATCTTGTGTAATCAAAAGGCAGAAAAGCAAACGAGTGCGATCCCATCAGAACTCTCCGTACTCATCTATTCCGTACGTCCGGCTCTCCCTGACAACCTCATCCTTGTCATTCACTAGGAGCACTCGGTTCGCAATAGGGCAGACATAAAAGTGGAGATCCCTGTATCGGTCAATGCGGTGCTCCTCTCCGCACTTTTTGCACAATGCTGTCTCTTCAGTTACTTCGCTCAATGGAGTACTCCTGATTGGTTAATAGGTTTATTCACTTCGTACATTTGCTTAAGCCAATGTAGATACATTAGGAACTCCTTGTCCGTGCTCTTCGCCCCACTGTCGGGGAGAATGTCATCCGTAAAGACATCAACGAGGAACTGCCCAACCATAGTCAACACCTCGTCTGCAGGTCTATCAATGAACAGCTCATTCAGTGCGTCATACATCTGTTGATCCTCTGTGCTCGACTCTTCTTCGGTCATAGCAATCCTCGTCTATCTAGGTAGAACACACTGCTGTTGTAACGGTAGCCCACGTTCTTAACTTCTTCTCCTGACTCAACTAGAAGTAGCAGGGATACGCTCTCCTCCATCCATGGAGGCAGTTTGCGCACAAAGTTCGTAGTCGCATCGCACATATCGTAGATTGAATACTCATTATCGAAGCGTTCAATCCGTATACGTGGCCCTAGCTCTAACTGCATGATGGCCTCCTTGGGGTACTCTTCATGTACCACCTTCTCTAAATGGTCTACACCGTATCCATTGTAGTAGCACACCTCATGGAGCATGTGATATGGGTACGCCCACTTAGATCTTTTGGAAGCCTTCACGCATCAATCTCAAGGTAAACAGACGAACCTACCGGAGCCGTAACATCTCGCTCAGTAATAGCCCACAACGTCGGAACAGAAAGCGACGACGGCCACGGTGTGTATCCATCCGTAAGGACAACAACAGCCTCGGGTTTGATATTCCGTTCTTCAATGAACGAGAAGATCTGGCGCATATCCGTACCGCCACCACCCTTGAATGAACGCTTGCACATCAAGGAGCCGAAGTTCTCTCGGTCATAAACTTGATGTTCTTGCACTTTAGCATCCACTTCAATCAGGTGCAATGCCTCCGGCGTAACACTTTCGCAAATGCCGATGATCTCGGAGAGGAATGAAGCTAGTTGTTTATCCTGAATAGATCCTGACGTATCTACAGCCACAAGCAGAGGCCCCATCGACTCAGAGATTGTTGACGGCATATAAACGTTTTGCGCAAGCCAACGTCGGCTAGGTCTACGCCACGTTGAGTCATCCTTACCCGTACTCACTGCAGACATGAACTCACGCAACTGCTCACGCCAGTCCACCTTGGGCTTCATCAAATCATCGAATGAGCGATGCTGATCACCTGCCATCTTTCCTGCAAGGAGCGCACCCTGTCGTACAGCCTGCTCGATCTCCTTACTCAGAACCTCCTGCTCTTCAGGACTCAGATCACTGAAGTCGTGGACATCAAACCCTTCAGCACCCTCACCATTCGCACCACCTTGGCCCTGACCCTTACCGCCTTCCTTGAGCTTATCGAAGACCTCTTGTGTGCTCATACCGCGAAACTTCTCATCAACAAGCGCCATCTCAGGAAGCTCGATGAAGTCGGGGTATTTTTTAGACATGTCTAAAATTTCAAGGTTGATTACATAGTCTGCAGAGATATTGGCAAGGCGTGCACTCTCTTTCCACAGATGTTTCCACAGCCAGTGATGCTGATAGACCTTGTGCAGATTCTCATGCAGGATCACAGCGTTTAGCTCCTTGTCCTCCAACCCCTCAACGAACGCCTTACCGTAGGTCACATCACGCCCATTGGTGTAAGCCGTAGGGCACTCCTCAGTCACATCAGTCCTACCAACCATCAGAATAGATGAGAAGGCTACCGTAGCTTTATGCGCCATCATTCGAACATGAGCACGCTGTACGCGTTGCTCTGATGTCAGCTTGTTCATTGTCATTCTCCTTGTATTGCTATGAATTGTTGTGGTGAGAGGAACGTATCTCCTTGTGAGACACGCACGGATTGTTCCCAGTCTGTTATTTGCTTGGGTGTAAGCCCGGTACAGTCATACTCAGGGAAGGAAGTCACGGTCACATCAGGAGTTTTGTAGTCCATAATGTACTTGATGTTTGGTTCATCCTGCCTATACGCATCACCGATACCTATCCCATACTGAGCGAGAATCGCCTGTATCTTATGTGCTTGTTCAAGGGGCAGGACTACGTTCCCACCCCAACTCAGGCTAAGCCTGCCGTAGACTTCCTTCTTCATACATCACCTCAATGGAACAAGAAGCTGTTCTTGGACGCCCACTCAACAAAGTCACGGTTGGTTGCCGCGAGTGCTCGCTTGTCACCCCGCATGATGGTCCGAGCAAACAGCGCTTGAGTCTCCTTGGTCATACGTCCACAGAAGAGCATCCAGTCTGCGAAGGTTTCGCGCTCAACTCTCATACACGCCTTGGCTACCAGCATACATGCCGCCGCCGCAGACTTGGGTACCTTCACACCTTCGGGATCTTTCAGGATCTTCTCCCATGCAGGGAGCTCCTCATCCAAACGGTGCATGGTCATGATGTCCATAGCTGCAGCCTCACCCACCGTACCGAACAGAGCATGGATACGCACATCATCGGACAGGCCCTTGGTCTGATTCAGAATACAGCTCGCCTTCTCCAGAGAACGTGGAGTCACGAACGCAGTCCGAGGTGACTTGGGATGGAAGATGTAGTTGTTATTGCCCGGATCTTCGACAGACTCGAAGGACTCGAACATGTGCGGGAACTCCATCACCGTACCGACAATCACCGGATTCAATGCACGTGGAATGGCGAACTCCTCGATCCACTCCATGTGAGTGGGCTTGCGAATCTTGACCTGCGTCAGACGATTGCGAGCATGAGGTGGAATGTTATCGCCCAGACCTTCAACCGACAGGTTGGTAGTAGCAAAGACCAGTGAGCCTTCGGGCAGTGCATGGTTACCCAACTTGCGCTCAAGAATCAGTCGAAGGCAAGCGTTGAGCACTGCACGTGACGCCTTACCAATCTCATCGAGCATCAGCACCACAGGCTTGTTGAAATGGAACCCGAACTCCTCATTGGGAATGAACGAAGTCACCAGAGTCCCATCCAACGAACGCACATTAGGTACAGTGAAGTCACCCACATCCTTGGTAGGGATGTCGAAGTAGCAGTAGTGATAGGCATCGCCCAAGTCACGTTTGAGAGTGCTGAGGATAGAGGACTTGCCAATCCCGATTTCCCCCGAGAACAGGAAGGTGACCGTATCACCAACAGACTTGACCAGATCAGTAGCTTCACGCAGTGAAACAGAAGCATAAGACTTTTCAATTTTCATATCATCTCTCCAAAAATTAGACGGTCTAAAAAATCAAACAAAGTTAAACTTATCCAACAGGGCGTCTACCTCTTCCTTGGCATAGCCACGCACTACGTCATCCTTACGCAGATCATTCACATCCAAGCCAACCAACGTCATCCGCATATCTTTCTTTAGCTGAATCAACTCAGGATCTTTTACCAAGTTGAACCCATCCAGTGCATCGCACAGCTCAATCGCGCTCTCCAGAGTGGACTCATGTACCCGCCCCTTCTTACCATCATCCTCAACACGAAGCTGATTACTGATCTTTGTGAGCGAAGTCTTGATACGATCCCTGACCTCAGCCATAGCCTCAGCCACACGCTCCTCCTGCCTACGAGCAAACTGCTCCCTCAGAATGTTCAGCCCTTCTGTACCAATGTCCACACGGAAGTCACCCGCAGTAGGCAAAGGGTAGGTCGCATAGCGCAACTCAAACTTGGCAGGAATCTCAGACGGATCTGGATAATCACTGTGCTTGAACAGTGCACCCAACGAGAACTGCGCCGACTGAATCAACAGCGAGTACGCTTGAACAAAGGCATTGACGAGGCTCTTGTAGTGGTCCTCATGCTCACCCAACTCCTTCATGTACCGCTCGAAACTAATGGCAGGTAGAAGGCGAGTGCCAGAGTCAGACCACGGAAGGGTACGCGAGGCGTGCCACGCTCTAATGATCGAACCATACTTGTTGATGTTGATCAGCTCTTGAGATCCTGCCAACAAGTTTTTCTGGTAAACCCCGGCGTTTGCCGTTGTCGCACCTTTGTTCTGACCTACTTCATCGGACACTTCCCTGTCCTGCTTCTTACCTGTCCATCCTCTGATGCTCAGGTCAACCAACATCGCACTCGAAGCAATCGTTACGTCGTTCATATCAACTCCTATGTTTTCTGCGTCCATGGTGCTTCGCACCACTTTTTTAGACCGTCTAAAAAATTCCCTTCGGTAAGGCCGAAGTACCTGTGGTTGATCTCTCAACTTAAATACTATTCTACACTAACTTATATCTAATGTCAAGTTCGCCATAGTAACTAATGTATCCACCTCTATACCCATACGACATGCTAACTCAGGACCGACTGTCAGCCTATCTACTGCATCCCATCCACTAACAAATGAGTAGTGTTTATCCTTAACCACCCGCCCATGTTTATCCTTCTCATCTTTATACTCTATCCGTGACATGCGCTGTAGAACTGCAATGATCTCCTTACCTGTCGCGCGGTGTACTAACGTAATGCGTATCGTAGGAGTCGTAATGGCTCCTGTCTTATCTTTCTTATCAAACGCTGTTACTTCCCACTCGTTCATGAGGATTCTCCAAAATTAGGACGGTTTCACCTGCAACCGAAAGGGTCAGCCCCAAACTGGAGAGAGTGCTACGGAGCACCGCGTAGGTTCTGACTGACTGACATGGATGTTTCGTACCCATCGGGCTCTCATGCCTTACCCTTTTATTTATCTACTCACCACCAGTGTGGTTCATGACTACGTTCCCATGATGCAAAGGGTTTGCTGTGATAGTAGGCGCGATAGGACTCTACCGCATCGTTGGTTTTGTACTCGTCAGGCATAGCCAACGCGAACGGCGTCAGGCCCACAGAAGGAAGTGAAGCTAGTTCTTCTGAAGAAATTAGACCGTCTAAAATCTGTAGGCACTTGTGGTCACGTGTGTGACCCCACCGCTGTTGCCACTCGGCATGGAGAGCATAGGCTAACTTGAATAGCCACAATGCGTTGTCGCGTGAGCGCCCTGCCCATAGGGTACAGGGATGGTTGGCATGAGTGGGACGGTACGGACCACTGAGCACAGTCGAGAGCATCTGAGTGCTCTCTAAAATCATTTTGTTCACGTGCTTATCGCAGTGATAAAACGCAGATACAGCAGGGTCATAGTCCAAGACAAAGATGTTCATCTCACACCTCCACTTCAGTTATCTCTGTCACCGTCGCACCATACAGCCTACCCCACCGAGCTGCGTGCACTTGAGCATCCTCGATGTACTTGAACCGTATGTCCTCCATCCAGACATTCTGATCGTCGAGCCACACTGACACTAGGAACCGTGTCTTGCTGTTGTAGCTGATTGGTGAACGTCTTGCACGCTTGTACTCACGCTTGGCATCGCGTTCCATTTTCATTGTTCATTCTCCTCACGTTTTACTGCATCAATAAAATAGAGCACAACCCTCTCATACACAGACCTACGCTCAACCTCGTCCCATCCCATGTACTTGCTGTGCGTCTTGCGATAACCCACACCTTCGACATACCCATCCACATCCATGATCTTGAGCAGGGCCAATGCTTCCCTGTGCTTTTTTGTAAGCCTATCCACGTAGCGCTTCTGCACACTCGCTTGACGAGATAGAACCGTGTCGAAGAACTTGTTCTCATAATTTGGGGGTGTGTTCCATCCGAATTCCAGCTTCTGCACTATCTGCACATACTCTTGGGGCCTATCTTCTGAGCGTGTGAGGGCAGGAGCGAATTCAAACTGAATGACATACAGATCCTCCTTGGTTTTATAGTGCTTGGTCTTGTATCCCACGCCGGGAATCAGTGTGTCGTATGGAGCAGTGTGCAGTTGCACCAGCTTTTCCTTGTTTCCATTGCGCAGGTACTTGGTGTGTCTCTCTTGACTGGGTTTGCAGAAGCTCGCATAGAACGCCTTCTCATTACCGTGCTCCATCCACTGTTTATGGTGCGCTTCAAGGTTGGTGTACTTCATCGCAATGCGTGCCGTCGCAGGTAGGTCGTAGATGTTTTTCCACTGTGCCTCCCACCATTGTTTGTTACTCATCACTCACCTCCAAAAGGCGCACAGTTCTGCGCGTAACTTCTGCTACATGAAACGTATACGTGGAATACCACAGAGGGATCTCGTCTCGCTTCCACTCCTCGATCTGCCTAGGCGTAGCAGGATAACTATCGGGCGTCTCTAGCACCTGAATATCCACACGCCCGTCTTCCTCGCAAGCATCGAGTTCGATCTCATAATCATCGTCTACACCTACGAAAGAGCGCAGTTTGATTAGTAGATCAGGGAGGTTGTCTGCACTCCATTGCTCATTACCCGAGAAGCTGACATACCTATCGGGGTCGCACCCAGTCTCATAAAAGTCCTGCTCGCCATACTTCCACCAACCATTTACTTCGTACATATCACTCTCCGTTTTTTGCAACTGTGGGGCTACGCCCCACGTTTTTAGACCGTCTAAAAAACGGTGCGAACTTGTTCGCACTACTAAAAATTAACTCTCAAACACTCATCTCTAAGGCCCCACAACTCACGCTCGCTTGTCTCCTGCGTCATGGGATATTCGTTGTCTTTACTCCACACGCTCAGGTGGCGTGTCGTTGTTCTGCTGTAAAAGTCGGATGTCTTTAGATATCCAAGTCCCGGCACATACGCACCCACTGGAGTCGCGTAGCTGATAAAGATCCGCGTACCGTTCGTATACTGTTCTTCGTGGCATCGCTTGGCACCGAAGGTTTTGCGTTCGTAGTTCACAGCAGTCCCTCCGGTCCAAAAAAGTTAATCTTCTCTTCATCCGTCATGAGTTCGTAGCAGATAGCCCACAAGTCACCATCCTGATGCAATCGCCACACGTTACCGTCTTTATGGTATTCAGCCTTGTCCAGAATCGCATTCCATGCTTCCCAATAGTCATCGCCCGGACCCGTCATGCAAACAATGAACTCCCACGCGTATGGGTCTAAACCCCAATCGTCAGCATTAAAAGAGTCAACAAAGTCTCGCGGTATGTAGATGCCACGGGCATCGCTCAAAAGATGGGCTACAGCATTCATAAGTCTCTCCGTTTTCGCAACCATGAGGCTCTGCCCCACGTTTTTAGACCGTCTAAAAATCCTCCGGTAAGGCCGGAGTGCCTTGGGTAGCGGGGTGGGCTACCAACTTGAGATACATTCTACACTAGTATTAACTTCCTGTCAAGTTTTTGTCAGCAGTGGTTTTTCATATCGTCATCAGGAGCAATGGCTGTAGTTCTTTCATTCTGGTGAGTATGTCCTTGGGGAAATAGTCCTTCTCCCTCTCCCAGTCGATTTCTGTCTCTATGCCATGGGTGAACCCATTCTGCATGTGCCGTATGGCAGTTACTAATCTACCTTCAGCTCCCTTATAAAATCCCACGTACAAAGAATAGTCATCTTTACCTTTAGTCAGCATGACCCATGCTGATTTGCCCGGATTTACTTCACCCCAATGCTCTTTTATCTCACTCATGTCTCCTCCGGGGGCCACGGCTGTAGCCCCACGCTTTGCGTTCCTAGACTCTCTTAACTAGCTTCAATCTTCTTCGTCCTCCGCCCACTCTTCTGGGTTGGCAGCGGTGGCTATGCCTAATTGATGGTTCGCATGGATCTTGAGCGGGTTGCGCATGTTCATCTCCAACACTCTATCAACCACAGTCAACCCTCCGTTGGGCTTCAACGGATCAAAAGGCACCTTCATGCGCTCAGCCACAGTCTCCAATGTCTCACCATTCTGCGTGAGATGCACCTCCCAATTCACATGGAAGGGCAGAGCCGTTCCCTTTTCAAATGCACTCAACAGGGCTTCCATCGTGCTTCGGGACACAATGCGCATTGCTTCTTCTTCCGGTGGCATACGGTTCCACTGATCACGTGTGTTGTTGATGACCTGTTGCGTGAGAGGCTGTGTCAACCTGAAGGTGTATGTCGCCGCAGAGTTTCTGATCTTCTCTTCTTTGGATACATCCATGTTCCCATCCAACACGCCACGCATGTACTTGGCCGATGATCCTGCATTGTTATAGGACTGCTTCCAATCGACTTCATGTGGAATGCCTAGATCCCTGCGTAGAGTCGCAGAAGGAATAACCAAATCAGTGAAGGCATTGTTCAAGGCATGAGAGCCACCTTCTATGAGCACAGCGTAGACCCAACCACTTCGAGCATCGCCGTATGTCTTGATTCCACCGCCCAAATGATAGCGCCCTGTTCGCATTTCTCCCACGGCTTTACGCATCCAAACAAGGTAGTCCAACTCAGGATAATAGACACCATCAGGGTAGAGTCGGGCAGTCTTTTGTTTCGATCTGGGCTCCTGCCAGAAGGTCTCATTTTTTAGACGGTCTAAAATTAGGGGGTAAAGAGCGTCGAGGAGATTTTCTACGGTTTTTTGTTTTCGTTCATTAGTTTCATCAATCATGGTGTTTCCTTGGATCTTTGGGTGTGTATGTGCGAAAATGCGTACCTTTGTTCTTTTGGTTCGCAAGCGTAGATTATAAGTGTTTTTTCTCTTGGTGTCACCTGAGTTTTTGGAAAAAACGTGAGAAAGGCGAAAAATTTGTTGTAATGTTTAGGATCGCATTTTGATGAATTCTTGAGGTGTAACGGATCTTTTCTGTAGACAAATGAGGGATGTGAGGTTTCGCTTTTTTCGCTTGATGGTTGATGAGAGAAGGAGGGGGGTTGAAAACGCTAGGTCTACGCGGGTTGATGTGAATAATGCGAGAAATAACGTAGAAATGTCAAAAGTACCATCAGCTTTGGGGAAGCCACGGGGACGGAAGGGGGCCAAAAAGGGGGCCTTTTCAACTACTAATAAATAAATTATTTATAAATTATTATTCTCTTTCTTCTCTCTAGGCGCCCTGAGAGGGTGGCTCCCGGCTCCCTGCCTTTCCCCTGCGCTTTGGCCCTCCGTCCTAGAAATAAGAACTGGCTTCATTTTTTAGACCGTCTAAAAAACCCTCCGTCCTAGAAACTAAGAACTAGCTTCATGGGCGCGCGGGCGCGCTCCGTGCCCGAATCGCGGGCACAAAAAAGCCCCGCCGAAGCGGGGCTAAGAGGGAGGAACTAGGGGATCAGGTCACACAATGCGGGGACCACAATCAAACCGACAAGCACAAACCACAATACATACTTATCCATTCTTGACACCATTCTTTTTGGTTGACTCAGTGACAACCCGACGTGCTTCGACTAGCTCTTTGAGAAGGGTGCCCGCTTCCAGTTTGTGGCGCTTCTCAATTTCTTCAAAGGCTATGGCGGTGAGCTTAAAGTTCATGAACTGGGTGCAAGCTTGCACCCACAAATCGGCGGGATTCATATCAGGAGCCGATACATTGACACTGATGGACTCAGGGGAGCCCTTCACAGCGGGTTTTGGTTGCACCAAGGGAGTCGGCGCACTTTGTGCGGTTTGCGTCTCAGCGGGCATTGTAGGCACTTGCGCGGTAGGTTCACTAGTCGGTGTGGGTTCTGGCGCCTTCTCAGCGTGTACCTTTTTGTATGTGTTAGGCACTACGATGCCCGACCAATTAACCCATGTTTTAGCCTTGCGGAGTCTGTCAGCGTTAGCCTGAGTCGGGAGGATTTTGTACTCAAAGGCGGTCTTGAGCACACCAAGCAACCCATCGACATCTGAGATTTTCGCCTCCTCGATAGCGGTCTTGATATCCGTCTTGATTGCATTCCACTTGTGAGCACTAAGAGACTTGAAGACGGGGACAATAGTCTTACGAAGCTCACCGTTCTTTGAGATGAGCTCAGCCTGCTCATCCTTCAGTTTATCGAGCCGTGCGCTATTGGTTTGGTAGGCGGTGCAATCAGTCACAAAAGAAACAAGCAAAGCTCTGTCAGTAGCGTTAGCAGTCATGGTCATACTCTCCAAAAAACCCCCGGAAAGAACCGCCGGGGTGACGGCTTGGAAACATTATAGAACGTAATCAGGGGATACTGTCAAGCTCTCAATTTTAGACGGTCTAAAAGATGAGAAGCCCTGATCGCAATGTATATTATAAGGAATAAAATCAGATTATACCATAGAAACATAATGAGCACAAGCTAACGATATAAACGGTTTATACAGTTTATACAGAAAAAACCCGATTTTCTCGAAGAACTAGCTTCGGCGAACCCCACGCCACCCGGACCCCCCGCACAGCGTTGGGACTCCGTCCCGATCTATAGACTGTATTTCCATCTCTAACCCAGCAAAAATTTCAAGCAAAATCTACATCGTTATATATAAATCTTATTTTTCTCAAATAAGTCAGACCCCCCTCCCCCACCCCTGCTTTCCCTTTTTTCTCCTGCGAGGAGCCCCTAACCATCCCTTGCGTCTGAAAATTTTTGTGTTATTTTGTAGGTCTGGCTACTGCCTGCTACACACAATGGATATAACGCCATACAATTTCGCCATTCCCCTGATGGTTCAGGGTGACCCAGACCCGATGCTCTTTATGGAGGGCAGTGCGGTTGTCTCCGATCCGGTCAAAGATGCCAAATGGGCGAAAGCTGCGGAAAGCGCCATCCGTGCCAATCCCTCGGCTAAAACAGAAATCCTCCACGCGGCCCCCAGTGCCCCTGCACTCCGCTCACTCCAGCGTTCAATGGAGAAATATGACGGCCCAATGCCCGTCAATAAGGAGCAGTGGCAGAACTTCGTCCTGCAGAAATACTACGAGCAGGCCAACGATATCGATCCCAAGATCAGCAAACCCGCGCTAGATGCCCTTGCACGTACCAACATAGTGGGACTTAATCAGGATGTGCAGGAAGTCAACATCAGCGTGCGTAGCACCGTCGAGATCGAAAGCGAACTATTACAGGTTGTAAACAGCCTGCTGAATAAACCCAAAGAGAAGGTGCTCGATGCAGAGGAAGGAGAATGGACGGAATAACCCCCGAACAACTCCAAGCCGCTCTCGCTGCAGCCTCCCCTGCCCAGCAGATCAAGGTTCAAAAACTCGTTGAAGAGCTCAACAAGCGCAAGCGGCGAGAAGAGGCGCAGGATGATTTCTTAGCGTTCGCTAGAACGCAGTGGCCTGATTTCATATCAGGTGCCCATCACAGGCGCATTGCCAAGCTCTTTGAGGCGGTAGCCCGAGGAGAAAAGAAACGAATCATCATCAACTTAGCGCCACGACATACCAAATCTGAGTTTGCGTCCTTCCTGTTTCCCGCATGGTTCCTTGGTAAAAACCCCAAGAAGAAGGTGATGCAGGTCTCCAATACGGCTGAGCTCGCTGAAGGTTTTGGTCGTAAAGTGCGAAATCTGCTGGAGACGGAGGAGTACCGTGAAATTTTTCCAGATGTGGAGCTCAGATCGGACTCGAAGGCTGCGGGACGCTGGAACACAAATTTTGGTGGTGATTACTACGCTACTGGTGTTGGTGCTGCTTTGGCTGGTCGCGGCGCTGATATTGTCATTATCGATGACCCTCATACAGAACAGGAAGCTCTTCAAGCCGCCTTCAACCCCGGCGTGTATGACAAAGTGTACGAGTGGTATACAACGGGACCCAGACAGCGTTTACAGCCGGGCGGTGCCATTATTATTGTCCAGACACGCTGGTCAATGCGCGACCTGACAGGTCAGATCCTAGAAAACGCAATACAAAGACAGGGCGCTGACAAATGGGAGGTGTTTGAGTTTCCCGCCATTCTCCCTTCAGGTGCTCCGCTATGGCCTGAGTTTTGGTCGCAAGAAGCCCTTGAAGCCATCAGAGCTGAAATTCCAGCAGGCAAATGGCAGGCGCAGTATCAACAGAACCCAACGTCCGATGAGACGGCCATTATCAAACGCGACTCATGGAATACATGGACCAAGGACGACCCGCCTGACTGTGAGTACACACTGATGAGTTTCGACTGTGCGTTTGAAGCGAAGCAAACGGCTGACTACAGTGCCATGACCCTGTGGGGAGTGTGGGCCAACGAAGAGGATAGTGAGGACCACGTGATTCTTCTTGATGCGTGGCGGGGCAAGTTGGAGTTTCCTGAGCTAAAGGCGAAGGCGTTGGAGCTGTATAAGGACTCTGAGCCGGACAGTGTGATCATAGAAAAGAAAGCGACCGGAGCGCCATTGATTTACGAGCTACGTCGTATGGGTATCCCCGTGCAAGAGTTCACACCATCGAGGGGCAACGACAAGATTGCACGACTTAATGCCATATCGGACATCTTTGCTTCAGGGCGGGTCTGGGCGCCAGACCGCAGGTGGGCGGAGGAGGTCATTGAGGAGGTAGCGAGTTTTCCAAACGGTAGAAACGACGACTATGTAGATACCGTCTCGCAGGCGCTGAACAGGATAAGGAAGGGAGGTATGGTGCGCACACGCCACGACGAGAGAGATGATGACTATTACGCCTATCGCGGGCGTAAAGCAGCGTATTACTAGGAGGAGATATGAAACAAGAGAAACTGTGCGAGACTGAGGATATGACGGACAAGGACTATAGCCGGTGGTATATGGACCCTACAGTAGAGGCTAAGTTCAAGGAAGAGCTCGGTGCTGAGAATGAAAAAAGGCAGGCACAGAGCCGACAAGACAGTGTAAACCAACCAAACCATTACACCGCTGGCGGAATTGAAGTCATAGATTACATCAGAGCTAAGTTGACACCTGACCAACTTAAAGGGTATTATGTTGGAAACCTACTTAAGTATTTAAGTAGGGCGGACCACAAAGGTGGTGTAGAAGACTACAAAAAAGCACAGGTATATTTACGATGGCTAATAGAACTAGAAGAGAACCGGGAGACACGCATGGGCGGTTAACTCTAATAAGGACAGCAAAAGGGTGTAACGGAGTAGGCGGCTGGGTATGCAAGTGCGCATGTGGAAATGAGTGTTTTGTTCGCTTTGATAGCATGAGATCTACGCAAAGTTGTGGTTGTTTAAGGAAAGAGAAAGGCGAAGCCAAAGCCACCCACGGGGCCAGAAATACCAGAGCGTATTACGCATGGAGTGCTATGAAGCAACGCTGTTTTAATCCAAACCATGCGGCGTATCATAATTATGGTGGTAGAGGAATCACTGTGTGCGAGTCATGGATGGACTTTAATAATTTTTTGCGAGACATGGGGCAACCGCCAACAGAGGCAGAGCTGGATAGAACAGACAATGAAAAAGGGTATTCACCGGAAAATTGCAAATGGGTAACAAAGAAACAGAACGCCAACAATAGGCGGACTAACGTGATCATGGATGGGCTTACGCTTACTCAAGCCGCAGAAATATCAGGACACAGCGCCCAAGTGATATCATGGCGAGTAAATAAGATGGGCATGTCTATTCAAGAAGCCATGCAGGCCCCCAAACTTAGGAAAAGGTCATCAAAATGAGTATCGAAAGAACCCCGCAGAATAGCCCGATTCAGGATTTTATTGAGCAGAACCAACGTGCTCAGAGCCCGTTTCTTACGGAAGCTGATGACCAGCCGATTGAAATTACCATCGGTCCTGAAGACGGTGTAGAGGTTGCTGATATCGATATGACGGAGCTTGAGGCTCCCAGTTTCGATGCAAACCTTGCGGAGTTCATGGATGAGAGTGCCTTGACCTCGCTCAGCTCAGATTTGATGGACGACTTCGAAAACGATAAGGCGTCTCGCAAAGAGTGGGAAGAAACCTATAAAACGGGGCTTGATCTGCTGGGTATCAAGATCGAAGAGCGGTCTGAGCCTTGGGATGGAGCTTGTGGGGTGTACCACCCGATGCTGACGGAAGCAGCAATTAGGTTCCAGTCGGAGATGATTTCAGAGACTTTCCCTGCACAGGGTCCCGTCAAGGCGCGGATCATTGGGAAAGCAGACCGAGAGGTTGAAAGGGCGGCGCAGCGCGTTGTTCAGGACATGAATTACCAGCTCACCGAGAAAATGGTGGAGTTCAGACCCGAGCACGAGAAGATGCTGTGGTCTCTGTCTTTGGCAGGTGCGAGCTTCAAGAAGGTGTATTTCGACCCATCGATAAACCGTCAGGTCAGTATGTTTGTGCCAGCAGAGGACATTTATCTCTCTTACGGCGCCTCTAACGCAAACAACGCAGAGCGCATCACCCACCTGATGCGGAAGACCAAAAATGAGGTCAGAAAACTGCAATATGCTGGGTTCTACAGGGACGTAGAGCTCTCTGCTCCGACCAAGGACATCAACGATATTCAGCGCCGGAAGGATGAGGACGCAGGGTTCAGCGCGATTAAGGATGATCGGTACCAGCTCCTTGAGATGCAGGTTGAGCTAGACCTGCCGGGATTTGAAGATACGGACCCAGAGACTGGTGAAGAGACGGGCATCGCACTGCCTTACGTAGTTACGCTTGAAAAGAGCAGCGGTGAGATCCTTGCCATCCGCAGAAACTACGAAGAACACGACGAACTCAAGCAGCCGCGTCAGCACATCGTCCAGTACACCTATATTCCCAACGACTCTGGCCCTTACGGGTACGGTCTCATTCACCTAATTGGTGGGTTCGCCAAGGGCGCGACTTCGATTTTGCGGCAGCTCGTAGATGCGGGCACTCTCTCAAACCTTCCGGGTGGCTTCAAGACCAAGGGTCTTCGTGTCAAAGGAGATGACACACCCATCATGCCGGGGGAATTCCGAGATGTCGATGTAGCGTCGGGTACGATGCGCGACAACATCATGCCGCTCCCTTATAAGGAGCCTTCGGCTACGCTGTACCAGCTTTTGCAGAATGTGGTTGAAGAAGGGCGCCGTCTTGCTGCAGTGGCAGACGTAGACTTTGGAAAGATTCAGGGAGAAGCGCCGGTCGGCACCACGCTGGCAATTCTTGAACGTACCTTGAAGGTGATGTCTGCTGTTCAGGCGCGTGTACACGCTTCGATGGCACAGGAATTTAAGCTGATCGCTGCTCTTATCCGCGACTACACCGCTCCAATTTACAGCTACATACCGGACGACCATGCGGGAGCACAGGCGAAGAAGGAAGATTACGAGAAAACTGACATTATTCCGGTTTCGGACCCGAATGCGACTACGATGGCGCAGAGGATCATCCAGTACCAAGCCGCGATTCAGCTCGCGCAGCAAGCGCCCCAAATCTACAATCTCCCGTTACTGCATCGTCAGATGCTCGAAGTTATGGGCATCAAGGACGCCGACAAAATTGTTGAAACGGAAGAGGACTTTAAGCCCACGGACCCGGTAACGGAGAACATGGAGATGCTGAAGATGAAAGGCGCCAAAGCCTTCATCGACCAGAACCACGACGCCCATATCGCCGTGCACAACGCCTTCCTGCAGAATCCTCAGATCGCTCAGCAGATGGGACAAAACCCACAAGCGCAGGCCATCATGCAGGCATTCCAAGCGCATATCGCAGAACACGTAGGCTTCGCCTATCGCAAACAGATCGAAGTACAACTCGGGGTGCCCCTCCCCCCGCCAGACGAAGAAATGTCACCGGAACTGGAAGCGCAGGTCGCTCCGCTTCTGGCGCAAGCCTCTCAGCAGGTACTCGCAAACGCTCAGCAACAGGCACAAGCCCAAGCCGCACAACAAGCCGCTCAAGATCCCGTCGTTCAGCAACAGCAGCAGGAGCTTCAGCTCAAGCAGCAAGAATTGGCCGACAAGAAAGAGATTGAGCTGGCGAAGATCCAGAAAGATCTCATCATCGCGGATAAGGTAGATGCCACCAAGATCCAGATTCAGGAGATGAAGGATCATACAACGGGGTTCCAGACGGGCTTTAGTGCAGTAAGAGAAGCTGCAGCCAAGGACGCAGAACGTTCGCATGGTAGCTCGGAGAAGGATAAAGATCGCGAATTTTCGGCTTTTCAAGCCGCACAACCCAAGGAGTAACACATGACTGAGCTTGATATCTTAGAAAAAGACTTAACTGCAGCACTCACATTGCGCGAAGACGCCCTTGTAAAAGGGTCTGTTGGGTCTTGGGAAGAATTCAAGTATATGACCGGCGTAGTGGCTGGTCTCAAAGGTGCGCTGGAAGCGGTAAAAACCGCGCAGAAACGCCACGAAGAGATTTAAGAAGTCCTTAAAAACCCTCGGCTACTGGGCGTCGGGGGTTCGCATACTGCGAAAATATGCCCTGCTTATGGAGTATTTATGTCCGCTACAGCGATTGATGCTGAAAAAACCCAAGAAACCGCTGCGAATCTTGCAGATCGTTTACCCGTACCCGCAGGGTACAAGATGCTGATCATCAAACCTGAAATCGAGGAAAAGTCAGAAGGTGGCATTGTTTATGCCAACGAGACTCGAAAGAAGGAGGAGCAAGGAGCCGTTGTTGGTCTTGTTCTTAGGCAAGGTCCCATGTGCTACACAGATGAAACCAAATTCCCTACAGGCCCTTGGTGTAAGGAAGGCGATTTCGTTCTTCTCCGTGCTTATTCAGGCTCGCGTTTTTCTGTCGATGGAAAGGAATTTATCATCGTCAACGACGACATGATTGAAGGCACTGTGATAGATCCTCGTGGCATTGGCCGCGCTTACTAACAGGTGATTTATGGCAGAAGTAAATTATAAAGATGATGAGTTCGCCAACGACGAAGAAGTCTTTGTAGTTGGGTCAAATAAGGATAAACCGAAAGACGAAGTAGAGATCGAAGTCGTTGACGATACTCCTGAGCAGGACAGAGACCGCGCTCCGTTAAAAGCGGAAAAGCAGGAAGATGAAGGACAGGAAGAGGAGCTTGATAAGTACTCCGAGTCTGTCCAAAAGCGCATGAACCAGCTTACGCATCGGTATCACGACGAGCGTAGAGCACGCGAAGCAATTGAACGGCAGAACCAAGAAGCCATTCAGCTCGCACAGGCTATTCTGGCCGAGAATGAGCGCCTACAGAAGGCGTATCAGGAAGGAAGTCAAGACTATATCAAACAGGTGCAGTACAAGATCGAGTACGCACAAAAGCTGGCTGATGATAAATTCAGAAAAGCATACGAGGCAGGCGATACTGAAGGATTGCTCGAAGCGCAAAAGATAAGAGATGAGGTTGCGTTAGAGAGAGCACGACTTGAAAATGCTAATTTCGCATTACCTCAGCAAAACGCTTTACAGACTGAACGACAGCCTGTATATAATCAACCAACTGTAGAGCCACAGCGCCCACAGGCACCCCAGCGCGACGAGAGGGCGGAGGATTGGGCCGCTAAAAACCCGTGGTTTGGTGCTGATGAGGAAATGACCTCACTCGCTTATGGCCTGCACTCAAAGTTAGTTAAAACTGGAATCGATCCTACTTCCGATGAGTATTACGCAACCATCGACAAGCGGATGCGCGATGTCTTCCCAGACTACTTTGGAAAGCCTAAAGAAAAGCCAAAGGCTTCGTCACCCGTGGCCCCAGCAGGGCGTACAACTGCAGGGAAAAAAATGACGCTTACCGCTACTCAAGTAGCGCTCGCAAAGAAACTCGGCGTGTCCTTGGAACAGTATGCCAAGCACGTTGCAAAATTACAGGAGCAGGCAAATGGCTAACGTACAGATCGATAGAACTCGTCGTACTGAGGAAACCCGCGAGACGGAAGTCCGTCAGACTTCTTGGAAGCCCGCGCACGATCTCCCTGTTCCAGAACCGATTGATGGTTATGGTTTCCGTTGGATTCGCGTAGCTATGATGGGTACTCCCGATCCCGCAAATATGGCGCGAGCTAGGCGCGAGGGTTGGGTTCCATGCAAAGCCGCAGATCATCCTGAAATCAGCGCGGATTTTGCCGCATTTGGTTTGGCTCCGGCTTCTGATCTTATTGAGATCGGTGGTCTGGTCCTTTGCAAGGCGCCAAGAGAACTGCTGAATCAGCGAGATGCGTATTATGCGGATCTGACTCAGAAACAGACGCAGTCAGTTGATAACAACTTTATGCGTGATAATGATCCCCGGATGCCCCTTTTCCGCGAAGGGAAGTCCAAAGTGTCTTTTGGTAGCGGTTCCTAAGAAATTAGGGGCCGTCGTTAACTTTTAGGAGTTTATATGGCATATCCT